TGGGATACAGCCAGCGATAACGCGCATTCTGGGCTGCAAACGCGCTGGCCCATCTTTTGTGGCACGTAATCAGCTTTGCAGACTTTGCATTTTTTGGGCTTCACCGCTTTACCTCCTGCACTGCGCGTTGGAATTCTTCCTCGTACAAATCAGCCTCGGCCTGGTGCTGGTACGGATTGCCTTTTGCTGGCCAGCCAGATTGCAGGGCGCGTGCATCCTGCTTGGCACGGAGGGTTATCTCTGCAATTTGTGCATAGGTCATTGCTTTTCCTCCCACACCATTAAATTAAAAATTGTCATTGCTTGCCCTTCATTGCTGCTTGCAAAATGTGCCATGCTGTTGCAGCCACGATAGGAACTTGCCCGTTTCCAGTGGCTTTAAGTCTGTCCACCCGATAGGCCAGCCCATCATCCATTCGTGATTCGTCGGGGTAGGTTTCCCAAACACGCGGACAAATTCCCGGCATGACGGCCACTTTTGCATCGATGGTGCTGCGTAATTTGCCGTGCACGTCGGAGTGTGCAAGTAACCAACACCTTCCCCGCATGTGGTCTGCACCCATGTCTTTCGCGGATAGCTCAAGACACTTGACTTCGTAACCCATCGATTCAAGGTCGTTCGCGGCGTTGTCAATAGCCTCTCTGCTGACGTTTTCCGCGAATACGTACCTGGGAGCGACATCTGCCACGACTCGGCGCATTTCTGGCCAAAGATCGTCGGCATTGTTCCGTCCTGACGCAGCAGTGCTAAAGGCTTGGCAAGGGAAGCCTCCAGATACAACATCAACGATGCCGCGCCACGCTCTTCCGTCAAAGGTACAAACGTCATCCCATATCGGGAAAATATTTGCGAGTCCGTCATTCTGTCGCTGTGTGAGAACGCATCTGCTGTACCAATCCAATTCGACAGCGCAGACTGTTTTCCAGCCAAGCAATAAAGACGCAAGCAATCCTCCACCAGCGCCCGCGAAAAGAGCCAGCTCATTCATGTATCTCCTTTTTTATCCACGCCACTTCGTCCAGCCGCCACTCGGGATAAGTCTTGTGTGCCAACGCATAAGTGGCACGGGCTTGCTCGGTTTGGTTTAGTTCGCGCATTTTGTTGATTAGATCAATGACTTCCTGTTTATTTAACTGTTTTGACATCCTTAACTTCCATTACTACATTAACTACCATTAATACCTTCAATTGCCTTGAGCTGGCGAGACTCAGCCATTCCTGACGGAGCCTTCACACGACTTGCCTCTCGCAGTACGTGACCCGCCAGACGTTCGATGCAATGGCTCTAAGCTTCGCCACCATTTCCCCTGTTTCAGCACCTTTCCAACAGTAGGGGACTTCATCTTTGCTGCTGCCGTTAAACCATTACCAACCAGCAAAGCGGCCTGTTTATTGACTTGGCGGTCACACTATCGCAATGCCTGTGCAGTGTTCGGAGAACTGCATAACCCTCTCTGACTTCGGGCAGGCACTCATTTATTTATTTCAGCCTCACTTCCATCAACTTCTTTGCAACTGCCATCAGTCCGACCCGCTTGTGCATGTCGTTTGCATCCTCGCCAACAACGTCGCTCATGCAGTACAGAAATCCTGTTTTCTCTGCTGCGCGCTGGCCCGCGCCTGATGCGTCGTTGTCGGCAAAACAGAACGCTCTACCCCTCACCATTGAAGCGATATGCACCATGTTTGAGTCGCTGTAACAGATCAGCACGGCCATGTTTAAACGCATCAGGCGAACAGCAAGGTCAATCGACAATCCAGTAGCCCACCCCTCGCACAAAATCGTTTCTGATGCCTGTTTTAGCCCTAGGCGCAGTACACATCCTTTAGCCCGCATACCCGGCAACATCTTCTTTTCGTAGCGGCGCTCATCGGGCAACCAGCGCACAACCTGAACACCTTGCAGTGCATTGGTTCCAAAGTTGCGCATCGGAATCAAGAGGTCATTCGCTTCGTTGACCAGTCCGAGCGAATCGGGCAACCCCTTGTAAAGCAGGTAGTCATGGGTTTTCAGTTCGGTGTTTTGCAACATCAAACCCGCCTGCATAGATGCTCGGCACCATCCTTCGGCTTGGCGCTGCTGCGCGGCCTGTTTGCGCTTAGCCCATGCTTTGCGGTCGGCATCCGTCCAAGTATTGGCATGCGGGTTGTCAAACCAGTGCAGTTCTCCACCTTGCCCCCAATCACTTACCCAGCCTTTGAAGCCATCCCAAAACCACGCACCATTTTTGCTATGAGGCTTATCGACTGTGGCGCAACGCTGCACCTTGTCTGCTGGGTGCAGATGATTGATTTGCAGGCCATGGGCCATGGCAAAGGCCATGAAATCGCTCATGCTGCAACCGCCTTACGGGCTTTTGCGTAAGCAATATTCTTTGCCGATACGCGATTGAGGAAGTTGCGCGACATGGGCACATCTGGCGTACTTTCCAGACTCCAGCCTCTAGGCGGTTCCATGCCAGCCATATCCTTGAACAGGTAGTACGCCATTGCGCTTTGCTTTCCAGGAGCGCTGTGGGCGCGTGCGTAGGTACAGGCTTGCTCGTAGAGGTGGCGCGAGTCATCGGCAATCTTCTTTTTGCCGAGCATGATTTCGCGCATTTCACCGGGCATGCTTTCCTGCAAAGACTGAGTTTGCTTCTCATACCCGCAGGCCATGCAGCGCTTAGCAAAGGGCTTGTACCCGCAAGATGGGCAACCATTGGCCTCAAAATTCTCCTTGTCGCGGCGAATCGCCTTGTCGAGCTTTTCGCCCATATCAAGCGCGTCCAGGCCATCAAAGAATATGTCGGTGTAATCTTCAAGAAACCGGGTGATATTCCCAGAATGATCCAGTAGCAAACAGTCTTTTTTTCCGGTATCTGGCGATGAACGCAGGCCACGGCCCCACATTTGGATAGCTGTAGAAAGTGATTTGCGCAGCGGGCGGCAATCTACCACACAGCCAACATCAGGCACATCAAAGCCCTTTGCCAATGCTTCCACAGACACCAGAACGCGCAAGGCTGAATCGTGTTTACGGTATTCCTTGAGTAGGAATTCACGCTCAGTGGTCAGCGTCTTGCTAGTGAATACCGACGCCATCACGCCAATCTCATTGAACTGCCTGCATAGCTCCTCGCAGTGCTTGATGGTGGCCCCGAAAACAATCGTCTTACGGTTCTGCGCGTGCTTGATCCACTCAGCCACCACATCACCAATGATTTCCATGCCACGCTGTTCTGCGGCGGTGTCCGTCCACTCGCCACCGGCTGTCTCTGCGCCCTGCATGTTGGTCATGGTGCAGGTCATTACCCGCATCGGCACCAATACGCCTGATTCGGTCAGGTCGTGCATGGTGGTGGCGTTAATCAAATTCGTAAATAGCTTGCCCAGGCCGGGGCTGAATGGCGTTGCACTCAGGCCGATGACCCGCGCCTTGCAGTCAGGTATGTACTCCGTCCAGGCTTTCATTTGCGTGTGTGCTTCGTCAATGACGATCACATCAGCATCAGGCCATTGACGCCGTGCGATCGTCTGCGCGCTGGCGATCTGGAATGGTGCCTCGCTATTCATGCGCCAATGGCTTGCCTGCAAGATGCCATGGGCGCTCAAGCCGTATTTATCTGCGGCTTCGCTGGTCTGATTGATCAGAGTCGTCCTGTCGCACATAAATACGGCTTTCTTGCCCTTGAGTAAAGCCTCATGAATGATGCGTAATCCCAGGTACGTTTTTCCGCTACCTGTGGGTGCCATGACCATCTGATTCTTGTGGCCTGCAATCGCGCCCAGGCGCAGGGCAGCATGGGCGTTGTCCTGAAACAGGCGCGGCGGCGGAAAGCACGCGCTTGCATAGTTGGGGGCGTCTTCCCAAAGACGGCTCATGCTTGCACCTTTTTCAGTTGGTTTTGAAGACTCTTGATGCGCTTGATGTACTCATTGTTCGAGTTCATCAACCCAGCAATGCGCAGTTCAAGCTGCTTGATTTGCGATTCAAGCTGGGTGTTTTTTGCAGCCAGATCAGCCAAAGGCTCATCGCTCGCCAGCATGAAAGCCATCGTCTTGACCTCGGCTTCCTGACGGATGATCGAGGCTTGAAGTTCGGCGTCGTCTGGCGCTCCGTCAGCTTCGTATGGTGCGCCTGTGCCACCTTTGGAAATATCGGCCTCATGTTGTGCTTTTGCTGCATCGTGGTGCTGCTTGACGCCAATATTGGAAGTGTCCTGCTCGTAGGTCTTGCCTTTGCGCTCTACGGTGCGCGTCCTATCTTGTGATCGATCACAAGATGACTCCATTTCGACGGATAGGCGAGACACGTATTCGCGGCTAACTGAGCAGACCTCTGCAATCTTTTTATGCGGCCACTGTGACCACTCGGAATCATTCAGTGCTGTTAAAACTGCTTTACGCTTGTCCGCATTGGTACGTTTCAGTCCGTGCGTACCGTTAGCGCCCAGGCTGTACAGCACAGCATCGCGGGCAGTGCCTTGACTCACGTCAGCCGCAATAGAAGTATTTCCAGCCTGAACGTGAGCATGGAATCTGTGAAAACCATCGGCAAGCCAATTGTCCACACCATCATTAAAAACAACAACTGCTGGGAACTCTGCGCCTGCCTTGATAGCGTCTGAATATTCCGTGACAACC